TTCATAAATATTTGTCAAGTTTTCTTTTGGCACGCGAAGCGCTGACGCTTGCGGCTTGTTGCTTGCCGCTTGTAGCTTGCGGCTCTGTCCAGCCAGTACGGGTTCACTGTTCCGATAACCCCGTCGCGCGCAGCAGGTGCCGCGGGCTCTGCCCGCAGCAACTTGCTATTATATTTTGATGTGTTAGGCATCCGGTTCCAGGTGCCATAGAACTTCAGTGGCGTAGACTGATCCGATCTCGTCAAAGAAGCCAACCTCGGAGGCCTTCAGGTCCACCAGCAGCGTGCGCTTCGCTCCCCGTCCCTGCCGTCCAGACTCTACAGCTGTGGCACTGCACTGGCCCAGCCCGTTGTTAACTATTAATTTGTCGCCCTTTTTAATATCTTGAATGGCGCCGTTGTATATTCTTTGTCCTTGATATGTCATTATATTCCTTTCTTTGTTGTTATCATTTTATCCCATATTCACTCTTCATTGTCAAATCTTTTTTTGCGCTTGGAGCTTGGCGCTTGCTGCTTGCGGCTGGGGCTGGCCTCCTCAACATTACTTGGTAGTGTGGCACCTGTAGCCCCATATCATTTTATCCCATATTCATGGCCCGTTGTCAAATCTTTTTTTGCGCTTGTCGCTTGGCGCTTGTAGCTCGCTGCTTGGGGCTTGCGGCTTGTCCCTGTTTCTTGATCCAGTATCCGGGATCCAGGCGCCGTGTTGGATGGGCCGCGATTTCAGATATTTTTACAGTTGTATATTTCATAGTTTTTCCTTTCTGTTTGGCCCGGAGATGGGCTCACGTGCCTGGCAGTTGCACTTGTTTACTCTTAGAGCCAGGCACATTATTTATATGGGATATTATTTGACAATTACAAGTATAAATGATATAAAAATGAATCAAATAAAGAAAGGATAAGATATGAACATAGAACACACAATAGAAGAACCAAATAGTTTTGAGGAATTTCAAGATAGTTTGGGAAGTAAGTTAGCTGAAGCAGATCATTTTTATATAGTACATTATTGTAAGAAAAGAGATGATGTTGAAGAACGAAGATGTTATTGGGATAGTAAGTCTAAAATTTGGCTAACTAAAGCTGGTAAGATTGCGATTACTTGTGTTGCATTAAATAATGAGGAACACACCATAGATGGATATAGAACTTTTACTAATATATTCACTATAAATGGTAGACAAGCTAAACACAAAAGCAGGGAGTTACATTAATGAAAATGCATTGTAAAGCTTGTGGCAAGAAATATTATGTAACTGAGAATAGTTATAATGGCTATCCTTATGGCTCAGGCTATTGGTCCAATGATATCGACGGATATGTAAGGGCCTCAGTCCCAGCACACCAGCGCGTCTTTCATAGCCGCAACTGTTGGGAGTATTGGACTGCAAAAAATATCGATGCCTATACTTTATGGTTGCATAGTATGGGAAATGATGATAATAATGTTCAACCAACTAATCGAGATAACTCGATAAACGAAACCATAGAAGAAAGGAATAATTATGGCTAGACTAAGAATGAATGACGAATATAGAACTAAAATTCTAAATCGTTATATCGAACACGCAGAAAACGAGGACACTCAAGAAAAACAAGCATATCTTGATGCAAAAGCAAAAGTACACGATATATATGAGAGTACCTTTGAACTCGCTAAAGAAGTAGTAACAAGATCATATCCGCAAGAAGATGTGGAAACTTGTAGAACACTCAAGAAAAAATACGGACAACCCTTAGATGTTGTAGCAAAAGATAAATGCTTTTATTTCTCTTATGCACAAGAGGTAGACTTAGATGAAAATGATTATGACAATAGAGAGATGTCTGAACATTTTGACTTTGGGTTATATGGTACTGTAAATGGTGGCGAGTATGACGGAAGTGATACTGGTAGAAGATTTGCTTATGCTTATTATAGAGATGAGTTGAAAGCAAAAGACTGCAACCCTGACATTTTTCCTCAACAAGAAAAAAACCAAGATAATCCTCATAAAAACACAAACATAGAAAAAAACGACAAGGAGTTAGGTTATACTAATTATAACGCATATAATTCTAGTGACGATAATAATGTCGGAATTTCTAAAGCCTTTGATGAACAATGGTACTTGGATATAATTGGCACTAGCCATTGTAGATCAAGAACTATTGCGTGTACTCAAGCTGAGTTTCAAACTTTCCAAATGTTTAAAAAGCAAAAGGCTATGATGATCTCGGCTCACGCAACGTGGATAGATACCATTGAGGCACAAAGAACTGCTATCAAAACTGGACTAAAAGCATATCGCTATTTAACTGAGGGAGTTGAACTTATGACTGAACTCGGAGTTGATTGTGATGAAGCTGATTTAATCAAAGTTAATTCAACTGGCTTGACAATGTACAACCCAGTTAATCTCGCTAGTATGATTGAGGGAATGAAAAACAAAACTCAAACTAGAGAACAAAAGATTGCTGAACGTATGGAGTATGACGCATTAGTAGTATCAACTGCTAATTCTATACATTCTCGGCATTAATTGTTGGGGTATGGTAGATAAAGGTGGCAACCTCGTATATCTGTAAATCCCCAATATTGTGGCTCGGTGCTTATTCCCATTCGTCCGAGCCACCTTTATCACCGCTCCCTTGCTTTCATATCTCATTCGTATTATAGGGAGCGGTGACCACGCTTGTGGCTTGCGGCTTGCGGCTTGCGGCTTAGATCTTAGCTGGGGGATAGCTCCCCACCTGAGCGGGGAGCGGGGGAGTTAGTCTAGAAAACACTTAGCAATATATAAAAATGACAGACCACATAAAGCAAGTCCGAACATAGGTTGTCCAATAAATGTAAGTAATACTCCTAATACATTTAATAAGATGACAGGTATAATAAACCACATAACATATCCTTTCTTTTAATATCCCATATTAATATGATTCGTTAGGAATTGTCAAGCGAGGGGTCCCTATTGATTTTGAGATATCCACAGAAAAGGGAGGGGGTACACCAGATGTAGGGAAAGGGGTCCCAAGAGAAACTACATATAGGCTTGATTTGGATAGTTAAAGCTGTTAAATTCATTTTCACGCTTAAACAAAAAGGTGCAAAATTTTTTATAAATTTTTTTCAAATGCTAACCCCAGACCAATTAAAAAATCTTCCTGCAGATACTAAAAAAGAATATTTACGAACAGCTCTTACTCTTGAAGATAAGAAAAAAGATGAATCAATACGTAAGGATTTTTTATCTTTCGTAAAATACATGTGGCCTGACTTTATAGAAGGTGAACACCATAGAATAATGGCCGAGAAGTTTAATCGAGTTGCTAATGGTGATTTAAAACGTGTGATAATTAATATGGCACCTCGTCATACTAAATCAGAATTTGCGTCAAACTATTTACCTGCATGGATGATCGGTAACAACCCAGATTTAAAAATTATCCAAGCTACAAATAATGCAGAACTTGCTGTACGTTTTGGTCGTAAAGCAAAAACAGTAATTGACACTCCAGAATATCAAAAAATATTTAATACAAGACTCAGAGCTGATTCTCAAGCTGCCGGTAAGTGGGAAACGGCCCAAGGTGGTGAATATTATGCAGCTGGTGTTGGTGGATCCATTACAGGTCGTGGTGCTGATCTTTTAATTATTGATGATCCACATTCTGAACAAGATGCCATGAACCCCGCTTCGTTCGACAGGGTTTATGAATGGTATACCTCCGGTCCGCGGCAAAGGCTCCAACCTGGAGGTAGAATTATAGTCGTTATGACTAGATGGAGTGTTGCTGACTTAACAGGTAAGTTAATTAAAGGACAAAAAGAACCTAAAAGTGATCAATGGGAAGTTATCGAATTTCCAGCCATTATGCCGTCTGGAAAACCCGTTTGGCCCGGATATTGGAAAATTGAAGAGCTAGAAGCGGTCAAAGCTTCGGTATCCCTGCTTAAATGGAATGCACAATATCAGCAAAATCCAACAAGCGCGGAAGGGGCAATAATTAAGAAGGAGTGGTGGAAAAAATGGCCACACGACAAGTTACCACCTCTAATGCATGTAATTCAGAGCTATGATACCGCTTTTATGAAAAAAGAGACTGCTGATTATAGTGCTATTAGTACTTGGGGTGTATTTAAGCCAAACGAGGATAGTGAACCGGCGATTATGTTATTAGACGTTTTAAAAGACAGATATGAGTTTCCTGAACTTAGAAAAGTTGCAAAAGAGCAATATGACTACTGGAAACCCGAATCGGTGATCGTGGAAGCCAAAGCATCGGGGTTACCACTAACATATGAGTTACGTAAGATGGGTATACCGGTTATTAACTTTACACCTAGTAAAGGAAATGATAAACATACAAGAGTAAACTCAGTAGCTCCGTTATTCGAAGCAGGAATGGTTTGGTATCCGGATCGAAAGTTTACAGATGAAATGATTGAGGAATGCGCTGCATTCCCACTTGGTGAACACGATGACTTAGTGGATAGCATGACTCAAGCAGTAATGAGATTTAGACAAGGTGGTTTCGTTGAACACCCCGAGGATTACGAGGACGAGGAACTTCCTGAACGTAAAAGGACATACTATTAATGCAATATTTAAATATATTTCTAAAAGCTATGCGAAGAAGCGGTTATAACGTTTCTAACCCTTCCGAACTCAGAGATCTTAAAAAAGCAATTGCAGAATACTACAACGCTGGTTATGAACCAGGGAATCCTAAAAGATTATACTTGGAAGATGACATAGACGATTGGCAACGCATAGAACCCTTTTTAGAAGTACAGCACAAACAAGGTTTCATCACTAAAGAGTTTATAAGAGAGGTAGGAGACATCTTCGAAGATATACGTGGATCGCGAAGCGCGGATGAAGTTCGTATTGATAAAGAAGCTGACTTCGGAGGATATGCAGCAGATGTTGATATTATTAAAGACATACCCAATGAAACTTTTAGGAATAATTTAATAGAAGCGTTTGGTAAAGGTGAAGTAGAAGCAGCTATTAGGATAAAAAAATCAGGTGGTCTAACAGGACACGATCCTGCTAAATGGGGAATTAAAACATCTGAGAATTGGGAAGACGAATTAGTTTGGTTATTGGAAGGTAGAAATCATCCAGAGCATCCTATGCTCTATGAAAGAGTAGATGGTGCAGCTTCAAAATACATCGGTAACAAAAGTGATCCAACACCACCGAGTGGAGAGGGTATTACTAGTATCAAAGACGCTGAGTTTAAAGGAAATGAGTTTGATGGCATTTTCAACAAAATGCAGGATATGATTAAGTCTGATGATCCTACTACTAGTACAGTAGGTTCTTCTTTAGATAACATAGCAAAGGATCTCGACACTATTAGTAAAAACAAGAAAAAAAGAAATCAAATATTAAGTGATGCGCTAGATGAAATAGATCCTTCACAATCAACCGATAATGCTATGACAGATGACTGGGTCGATCAACGTATTAAGGAAATGGATACTCAGACTAAAGTTGCAGATGCAACGACTGCAGAAATTGCAGAAGCAAAGCTTGCAATGGATACAGCCTTAGATCAAGGAAGAGTTGAAGAAGCAAAAACCATAGCTGACGAACTCAGACGTATGGGGGTCAAATTAGATAAAGGTGAATATAATTTAGATATTCCTACAGACATGGGCAACATATTAAAGAAACCTGAACATGCAAGAGGTGGTCGTGTAGGTTTAGATAGTGGTGGCAATCCACTTGATAAAATAAAAATGAATCGCAGAGGATTCTTAGGTCTGATGGGATCGGGAATCGCGGCTGGTGTTGCAGGAGCAAAAGGATGGCTTACTGGTGGTAAGGCAGCCGTAACCGCAGCTAAAGGTGCAGCTGAAATGTCAGCATCAGGTATGCCGAAATGGTTTCCTTTATTAGTAAATAAAATTAGAACTAACGGAAAAGGAAAACCTGCTTCTTATTCAGACGTAAAGAATGGTGAACCAAATATTGTAGTTTACGAATATAAAGACCCAGATATAAGCATCGAACCAATTCGCATGGAAGAAAACTTAGATACAGGAATGATAGAAGTAACAGGTAGAGGAGATGAATCACAATTAGTTAGTATGACTTATTATGCACCAGACACAGGAGTGAACGTAAGAAACGGAACAAGATCAGGTGCAAAAGAAGGAGAGTTTGTAGTTGAAGAAATGACCAAACATCCAGACCAAGGATGGATAGAAACTGGCGCTGAAGATTATGCTTCATTAAAAGGTGGTGTAGAAACTTGGGAGGCTGCTGTTAAATCAAAAACTAAAAAACAAGACTACAAAGATGAATACGAAGAGTTTATAAAAACACAAAGAGGACAACCAGAACCATTCGATCCAGACGGTACGTTTAAACTAGGTGGAATAGTTCCACCAAAGAAAGGTCCAATGTCAAATGGAATTGGTACAAGATTTAAGGAGAAACAAACATGGCTATAGATAAACCCGCAACTTTTGCACGACCTAGGAAACAAGTTCACATACCAGGTAAGCAAGCATCTGCAAATGCGCAAATGGAAATGTTGCAACAACAAGAGAACCAACAACCGATAGAAGTTACACCAACAGAAGATGGTGGAGCGGAAATTAATTTTGATCCATCTGCTCTTAATCAAGAGGGTGGACAATTACATGATGGTAACTTAGCGGACATCTTAGATGATTCTTCTCTACATAAAATTAGTAATGACCTATTAAAAATATATGAAGATTGTAAATCTTCACGACAAGATTGGGAAAATACATATACCAAAGGAATGGATCTTCTTGGATTTAAATATGAAGACAGAGCAGAACCATTTAGGGGTGCATCAGGTGCAACTCACCCAGTTCTTGCAGAAGCAGTAACACAGTTTCAATCTTTAGCTTATAAAGAACTACTTCCGGCTGATGGTCCAGTTAGAACTCAAATTATTGGAATGATAACTCCAGAAAAAGAAGACCAATCAAAACGTGTAAAAGAATTCATGAATTATCAAATCATGGTTGAAATGAAAGAGTATGAGCCAGAGTTTGATCAGATGTTATTTAATTTACCATTATCAGGTTCTACATTTAAAAAGGTTTACTATGATCAATTACTAGGTCGTTGTGTTTCTAAATTTGTACCAGCAGAAGATTTGTATGTTCCATACACTGCAACATCACTTGATGATACTGATGTTATTATTCACAAGATTAGAATGTCAGGTAATGATTTATTAAAACAACAGTTATCAGGTTTTTATTCTGACATACCTGTTGAAGAAGATCATAATGCAGATTCAGTCTCAGATAAAAAAGATGAGCTACAAGGTATTGATCCACTAGAAGATGAAATTTATTCTGTATTAGAATTTCACACTAACTTAGATTTACCAGGTTTTGAGGAAATTGGATCAGAGGGGCAACCTTCGGGATTAAAGGTTCCTTACATAGTTTCTATTGATGAAGGATCAGGTAAAGTTTTAGCTGTTCGTAGAAACTACGACGCACAAGATCAGATGAAAAAGAAGAAGGATTATTTTGTTCACTTTAAATTTTTACCAGGACTAGGCTTTTATGGATTCGGCCTTATCCACATGATAGGCGGTTTATCTAGAACTGCCACTGCAGCTCTAAGACAGCTCTTAGACGCAGGCACCTTGGCTAATCTCCCGGCCGGATTCAAACAAAGAGGCATCAGAGTCAGAGACGAAGCTCAACCGTTGCAGCCGGGCGAGTTCCGTGATGTAGATGCGCCTGGTGGAAATTTAAGTGATGCATTTATGCCTTTACCATTTAAAGGACCAAACCCTACACTATTACAATTAATGGATGTAGTCGTTGGTGCGGGTCAACGTTTCGCGTCTATTGCTGATATGCAAGTTGGTGATGGTAATCAAAGTGCAGCAGTTGGAACTACAGTATCATTACTGGAGCGCGGATCGCGGGTTATGTCAGCAATACATAAAAGATTATATGCGGCAATGAAATGTGAGTTTATGTTGTTATCAAAATGTTTAGCAACTTACTTACCTCAATCATATCCTTATGATGTGGTAGGAGGACAGAATCAAATATTTGCAACTGACTTTGATGATAGAATAGATATCATTCCAGTTGCTGATCCAAACATATTCTCTCAAACACAGAGAATAACAATTGCACAAACAGAATTACAATTGGCAATGTCAAATCCAAAAATGCATAATTTGTATGAGGCGTATAGAAACATGTATGAAGCATTAGGTATTAAAAATGTAAATACAGTACTTCCACCTCCACAAAAACCATCACCGATGGATCCAGCAGTAGAGAACATGCAAGCTATGGCAGGGAAACCTTTCCAAGCATTCCCTGGACAAGATCATCAGGCTCACATGGATGCGCATTTATCATTTATGGGCACGTTTATGTGTAGAAATAATCCAAATGCACTAGCACTATTACAAAAAAACTGCATGGAACACATAACTTTGATGGCTCAGGAGCAAATTGCTATGGAATTTGAGGAAGAAATGGCTCAAGCTAAGCAAATTCAGGCTGCTATAGCCCAAGCAGGGCCTCAAGGAGCTCAAAATCCGCAAATTATGCAGCTAAATCAGCAACTTCAGCAGTTAACAGGCAAAATTGAGTCCAGAAAAGCCCAATTAATCGCTCAACACATGAATGAGTACGTTGAAGAAGAGAAAAAAGTCCTAAATCAGATCGATAATGACCCATTATTGCGTTTGAAAGCAGATGAAGTCCAAATTAAGGCTCAAGAGCAACAAAGGAAGCAAGAAGAAGGCGAAGAAAAGGCAAATATGGACATGTTGAAGCTA